ATCTGCCGGTGTTGGGTCAGTTGGCCCCCACGGCGCAGCTTGTAGCCGTTGTCGTGGCCGCTGCGTTCATTGGCTACATGCTCTGGCGTCGGACACGTTGAATGCTTCTGCGCATAAAACTTTGGCTTGCCGCCGCTGGTGCGCTTTTGATCGCTTTCGCCGCTACATATTGGCGAGGAAGGTCCAGCGTGGCCGCAGCCGCAAAACGTAGGGAACTGGAAAGCTATGTTGGAACCCGTGAACGCATGGACAAAGTTGATGTGCCTGACAGCCCTGACGCTGTTCGTGACTGGCTGCGCGACCGTGCAAAGCAACGCGATCTGTGACGGATCGTCTGCCGCCAGAGACGCCCACACAACGGCGCTTATCGCTGATGGTGGGGATTTATCGGTGGTGACTGGTGCGCGCCTGTTGGCCATGCTGGACGCGGCCTGCACCGAAAGGGGCTAGAAATGCCAACACCACCTATTGACCCAACTCTGTTGCAGGAGGCGATTGACCTTTGGCGTGAGCATGGCAAATCCGTTCGAAAAGCCGCTGACGCTTCTGGGCTAAATTATTACACCTACGGTTCGCGGCTGGAGAAAGCAAAGAAGCTGGGGATGCACCTCGACCCAGCGGTTCGTGACAGCATGAGCGCGGTCGGGACGGGCATGGTTCCTGCGTTAATCTGGGCGAAAACAAAATCAGAAGACGGCACAAGTTATTCAACGCTGCTGAAGCCAGAGCAGGACACTGAGAGCCTTATAGACGCGCTACGGGACGGCTTGGCCGATCTTGAGCCGGGACAGTATGCAAATTGCGCTGACCTGCTTCATGCGGCATCTGGTGGGCTGCTGGTGATTGATCTGGCTGACGTTCACATCGGCAAGCTGACGGTTCAATCAGAGACGGGGTATGAATACAGCAGGCAAGCTGCCGTTGACCGCATGTTGCGTGGCACGCAGGCGCTTTTGAACAAAGCACGCGGGCATGGTGTGGCGCGGGTTTTGTTTGTTCTTGGCAATGATATCCTGCACGTTGACAACACAAAGCGCCAAACAACAAGTGGCACCCCACAAGACACCCACGGCAGCATCCATGAAATGTATAGGGATGCGCAAGCGGCTTACATCGCAGCCATTGAAACCTGCGCGGCCGAATACGTTGTGGATTTGATCTATTGCCCGTCTAATCACGATTGGTTGATGGGCTGGGCGCTGGCGAATAGCATTGGCACATGGTTTCGCAACCATCCAAACGTCCAGAGCAATGAATACAGCCTGTCTGAAATGCATCGCAAGTATTACCGCTATGAAAACAACCTGATCGGCCTGTCTCATGGCGACGGGGCCAGAGAGGCTGATCTATATCCGCTAATGATGACAGAAGCCCGCAGCCATGTGTCTGATGCGCAGCACCGATACTGGTATCTGCATCATTTTCACCACAAGATCCGCAAGGCCCAAGGCGTTAGGCCGCATGACCGCGAAAAGGATCACATCGGCCTGACTGTCATTAAGTCTGGCGTTGCGGCGCAAATGGGTGACAACGTGCAGATTGAATATATCCGCAGCCCGTCACCGCCTGACTCTTGGCATGACCGCAATGGCTATGTTAACAGACAGGCCGTTGAATGCTTTATCCACGATCCACATGAAGGGCAAAACGCCCGATTTACGCACTGGTTTTAAGATGGTCATTTCACAGCACGACATTGACGCCATGTCTGGGCCGCACCTTGTCGGCATCACGGGCCGCGCCGGGTCTGGCAAATCTGCTGCATCTGATGCGCTGGTTGAGGCTGGCTGGGTGCGCATGAAGTTTGCATCGCCGTTGAAGGACATGCTGCGCGCCATTGGGCTGACCGATCAGCACATTGAAGGCGATCTCAAGGAAGTGCCATGCGATCTTCTATGCGGGCAAACCCCGCGTCACGCGATGATTACGCTGGGGACCGAGTGGGGCCGCGAAATGATTGGTGGCAATTTCTGGATGAATATTGCCGCCAACAGAATTGCAACCGCGATGGCCGCTGGAATAAACGTGGTTGTTGATGATGTGCGCTTTGACAATGAGGCCGATCTGATCAGGCGTCTGGGCGGCGTTGTGTTGGGCTTAGAGCGCGACAACGTGCTGGCCATTGACCACAAGTCAGAAGCGGGCGTCACGGCAGACATGATCTATCGAAACGACGGTTCTGCCGCTGAATTACGCGGATACATGATTTCTGTTTTTGCGCAGCTTGGTGAGTGGGAATGACGGCTTAGTTGTCGTCTGACAACCTATCTAAGCATCTCAGCGACTAGGGGCAGGAACCCGTGATCGGGGCCGTTGCGCTCCACCCAAGCCCGTTTGTTGTTGTGTATCGCCATCAAACCATCTTGATGACAGAGTTTGCATAGTGGAATGGTATTAAAGTCGCTGGCCTTGTTCGTGCCGTATCGGTCACAGATCACATGATGCACATCTGACGGGCCGGGCTTGCCACATATAACGCATGGAAGCTGCTTGACGCGGGCCATGTGAGCCCGCGCCTTTGCTGTGCCGCGTTCCGGCTTTGGTTGTTTTAACCCAAGAGGACCGCGACCGGTGAGGTTCAAAGCAACCACCTTTCCCATTTATGGCAGGCCGTGTTCACCTGCTTTGCCAGATCGTAAAGGTCAGTCACGCGCGCCTTGCTCTTTTTGGCGCGGTAGATGGCGGCTGCGATGCGATCCTTTTCCTCGTATAGCGCAGACAACTTGTTGCGGGCAATCGGGGCCATGATGGGCTTGAGCATCCAGCGCATCATAGCATTCCTAGGGCTTGGCGATACAATTCTTCGATTGCATCTTCTTCGGCCAAAACATCGGCACGCTTTTTGCGCAGAGACACGATCTTGCGGATAGTCTTTACGCAGTATCCGCTGCCCTTGGCTTCGACGTAAATGTCTGCGCGGGCTTCGGTTTCGTCAGAAATCCGCGCGTTCAGGTGTTCGATGCGTTCAACGATTGCGCGCAATTCATCGGCGGTAACGTTCTGTATGGTGTTTGTCATGTCATGCTCTCTTTGGTTAAGTTTCATTTGTAGGTTTTCTTCGGTGGTGTCTTTGGAAGCGCAGCAATGGCTTCGCGGCCTGCTGCGGTGACGCGGTAGTAAGGCGCTGTTTTTGGTAAAGCAAAAGGCGTGTTATTTTCAACTGCAACACGTTCAATCCAGCCAGCACGCGCGCAACCAGACATGGTTCTGCTTTGGGCGCGAATGTCTTTGGCTTGAAACGGGCCATCGATGGTGTGCATGGCAAGCAATGCATACCAGCGAGAATGTGTAAGTGTCGGTTTCATGCGTTTTCCCTTTCCGACCATTCGACGTCATGCCTTGATCCGTATTCGTAAATGACTTCAATCAGGTCGCTCATTTGTTTTTTGTTTAGCTTTGATGTCCGAAAGCCCAGCGGGAATGGCCCGCTGCCGTCAAGGCCTTCTGCGAATTGGACCTGATGACCAAGGCTATGCATGAATGCGCATTTCCAAGTTTCTGGCGTCCATTTGCGGCTTTCGGGCTTTGCCAAAGCAATGTCTGTCAGCATCGCCCACATCTTTGCGTTTTGGTCTGGCGTTCTATCCCCGCCAACGATGCTGACCGTCGAGTAATCGGGCGCAGCGTCAATAAGCTGGTGGGCATACATGCGCTGCCGTGGACCAGTCAGTCGGACCTTGTAGGGCATCACCCAGCCCCCTGCGATGTCCAATGGTCCAGCATGACCCGGATCACATCTTTGCGATCCATATTCAACGCTTTGACGGTTTGGTTCAGAGTTTCCCATGTGTCTGTTTTATCAATGCCACCTGCGGCTTGTTCGATGCGCTCAAAGGTGTCGATGATGTCATTGCGGTGCATCAATACGCCTCCTTTTCCTGCCAACGTTTTACGCCTGCGATGTCAGTGTCTTTGTGGTTCTTCGCAACATATGCCTCGATGAATGCAGTGATTGCATCGCGGTCATTGCCTGCGATCCAATGCAGGGCGGCGCGGTGGTCTTCAATATCGTATCGGTGGACAGTGCGCATCCCCAATACCCTGTCTTTTTGCTTGGCACTGGCATCTGCAAGCGCCTGCTGCGCCTGTGCGGCCTTCTGGGCGGCATCGCGCTGTGCGTCTATGTCTGACGCTGATGCAGCCTTGGCGGCGTCCT